GTAGATGTATCTTACAACAATGGGTTTCCATATGCTCCAGTAAAATGGAATTTCCCCCCATGGAATTTTCCAGATGAAATTGATTCTATATCAGTTTTTGAAAATGACAAAAGATTAAAATTGTGGAATAAAAACCAATTAGTAGATGTAATTAATGAAATCCAACTATGATAAATTAAAAGCAGTTGCACTAGTCGCACATCCAGATGATTGTGTGATTTTTGCACTACCATTTATTGCACATCATAATAAATTTGATTGGCACATAGTTTACCTGACATATAAAGCCAGTGATGAACGTGCCGTAGAAGTATCACGTTTCTGGAATCAACGTGGTATAACAACTAAATTTCTTGGGTTTGAAGATGATTATATGGATAATGAAACTCAAACCCTAAGACACTGGAATGACACAGTGGCAAGTGCTGCATTAGCGGCATCTGCGATAGGATATAATTTAATTCTTACCCACCACGAAGATGGTGATTATGGGCACATACACCATAAGGTTGTTCATTCTTCAACAAATCACCCATTGTTGAAAGATATTCCACAAGTATATTTTGCTAGTACATTTAATTATACAGATGAAATAAAGTGTGATGAAACATATTATTCTTTGGACGAGTTACCACTGCATAAAAACATAATTGCCGATTTTCAAGATAGGTTAATTGGTAGATACATTATAACAAAAGAAGCAAGAGAGATATTAAATGATTAAACAATATCCCATACCACACGTTGTAATTAATAACTTTTTAGGAACACTGGATAATAAATCTGTTTTAAACCACATTGGTAGTTTAGTTCCTAAAATGACACAATCTACTATAATTGACCATGGAGTAGAACGTATAGAATCTAGTATCAAAAGTAATAAAAATTTATGGCTAGATATTTTTGATGATGACAGTATGCAACTCTGTGGATATTTTAGTAAGTATTTTTTTAATTCAAGTTTTTTATCAATAATTGAAAGTCAACCAGAGTTAATGCATATAAATGGATCAAGCACTCGTTCTCATAATGCACTATTAAGTAAGTATCAAGTAGATGATTTTTATGATTGGCATGTGGATGTTGGTGGTCATGTAACTTGGAATTACGTTTGTTGTGATGATTTTGTTATTGGTGGCGAGTTTGTGTTAAGTGACGCTGAGTATGAGCAAGATAGAAATAATGAAATTAAGGTACCATGTCAAAATGATACTCTTATAATATTTCCTGCAAAATATCAGCACAAAGTAGAACCAATTGAAAGTGGATGCAGATACAGTATTCAAATATTTTTTAGTTAGGAGAATTTATGGGACAATTAACACCAGGCGCAACATACATATATGAAAAAGCAGACGGTATTACCTATGCCAGAGAAATGGGTGCACCTGCATCTGAGAGATTTGAGATAGGAAGAGATTTTACCGTGGATAAAATGTTTGGGGTGCCAGTTAGGGAGATAGCAAAGATAGTTGATTTAATCCATACAGCAAAGAATAACCCAGCATTGCAAGAAGCATTGGATCGTGCTATAATTATATACGAATTAAGTCGTCAAGACGAACCTATACAACATCATCCAGTATGAATAAATTAGATATCAATAATGAAATGTATCAACTTGATACTAAAAATCGTGCATTTTACGATGAATTGTCGGATGAGGAAAAAAAGAAATTTTCAAATTATCTCATGATTCGGTGGGGTAGTTCTGTTATTGGCGAACAAATACTGGAAGAATATTATCTGTTTTCTTGTAACGAAAAACTCAATAAACATTTTTTTGATATAAGTGATCATCCAAAACTTCAATGGCTTTGTGCAACAACAATTAGTCCAGGTATTGGTAAACAACGACATGAATGGATAAAGTTAAAAAAACGAGAAAGTACCGATAACAAAGCACTTAAATTATTAAAAGAAATATATCCAACTTATTCAATAGAAGAACTAGAATTACTATTAAAAATTAATACCAAGAATGATTTAAAACAATTAGCAAGAAATCATGGGTATGATGAAAAACGAATTAAATCAGAACTTTGAAATGACCCACAAATGTCAATACTGTGAAAAAGAATTTCGTAAAGAATCTACATTATTTGCGCACATGTGTGAGCAAAAACGTAGAATGCAGCAAGAAAAAGAAACTGGCGTTCAATTGGGATTCATGGCGTATTTGCGGTTTTATGATATAACACAGGGGAGTAGTAAATTTAAAACTTATGCAGAATTTTCTTCTAGTTCTTTATATAATGCATTTGTTAAATACGGAAGATATCTTGTTTCAATAAAAGCCATCAATGTAAATTCTTTCACCGAATGGTTAATTAAAAATAATAAAAAAATAGATGTTTGGTGCAAGGATAGTGTTTATGAAGAATGGCTACGTGAATATTTAAAAAAAGAATCTCCAACAAGTGCATTGGAGCGTGGACTAAAGGAAATGGAAGATTATGCTAGAGATAGTGACATTGATCATTTTAGCCATTATTTTAAGTACGGCAATAATAGCCGTATATGTCATCATATTACCACTGGCAGGATTAGCCCTTGGGTTATATATAATTGCGATAGTGGCGTTGAGTGGCTTGGGACTCTTAGTGAGGACTTGGTTGTTTTGGTTATTTCTTGGATTGATCCTGATTTTTGGGATCGCAAATTCAAAAATTATACATCAGACACTGAATGGTGTAAGCATATACTCAAAGAAGCAGGACTATGATACTTTACGTTAATGGTTGCAGTTGGAGTAGTTTAAGCAATGAAGATATGACCGATAAGGTATATGGAGATTACATTGCGGAAAAAATGAATTGGGAATTAATAAATCATTCTGTGCCAGGCGCAAGTAATTCAAGAATTTTTCGTAGCTCTTTGAGGAATGTACAAAAATTATTAAAAAATAATTCGCCAAGTGACATATTATGTATTCTTAATGTAACTAATGCTTGTCGTGGTGATGTATGGCTAGATTTTGATGACATAAAAAATGTAGAAACTTTTGTGGAATCTACAAATAATCCATTGATTTTAAAATCAATCAACAAATACAAAGAATCATCGGATGGAGATTACACATCATGGAACGGCGCTGACCCAATGATATCTGATATACTTGGGTGGTTTAGTGGATACCATCGTTATGCATTAAAGATGGAAATGAGTGATGAAAAGTATTTGTATGATGCATTTTATAATATACTTTCATTTACTTCGTTCTTAAAAGAAAGAAACGTCAAGTATCTTATATTCTTTGCCAATACGCCAGATAATGTTCCTGAATTAATTAGTGGTGTAGAATGGTTGAGTGATTTGTACGATGAGATTAAAAAAGACCCTTCTATACTGAGCATCACTAGTGATGAGGTGTTTACTGAATGGGCTATAAAAAATAATGTAGGAATGTTTGATAAACCATTTTCCGACAGTATGTCAGTTGCCCTGCACCCAAATACTCTTGGGCACAAATTGTGGGCAGATGTTCTACTTAATAAATTGAAAGAATTATATGCAATTTAAATCAGATATTGATATTGATGTTGGTGATAGAGATAAAGCCTTGAGCTTCCTCAAGCATACTCCAGCCACTATCGTAAAAGATGAAAAATTAACAAAACATAATAGTGGAGTTTATTTCACAGAAATTCCTTCTGATCCGTTTAATTTTAAAGCGACATTGGATCATAAAGTGGCCGAAGATTTGGGATATATTAAAGTAGATATTCTTAATGTCGGGTTATATCAGCATATAAAATCAGAAGATCATCTTGTTGAATTAATGAACAAAGAACCATCATGGGAACTGTTATATGATCAATCATTCTGTGAAAAACTAATGCATATTAGTGGACACTATGACATATTAATTAAAATGCCAGAACCAGTTATTTCTATTCCTAGATTGGCGATGTTTTTGGCTATTATTCGTCCAGCCAAACGACATTTAATAGGAAAAACTTGGAAGGAAGTGGCAGAAACTATTTGGGATAAACCAGTGGATGATGCGTATTATTTCAAAAAATCACATGCAATTGCATATGCAAATCTAGTAGCAGTTAATATGAATTTGCTTACCCAAGCTTCCGAATAAGAGTAATACTTCTTCTTTTGCTGCGTTTTGCGGCGATTTCTTTCAAACTCACCTGTGGTCCCAACTTGATTTCCACATCTTTAGAATTCATGGTTTTAACCACATTTCTAAATGGTATCCAGTCTTCTTTCAAGAACACGTTAATGGGTATCAATCTGTTACTTTCCCACCACCAAACTTCTGCTAGTTCCAAAAACTGCTGTTTTTGATCCACTGTTTTCAAGGCACCATAGTCATAAATCGTGGTTATTACTTCATCTAAATTCTGAATAATGCCAATATATTCGTTTCCTCCATAAACTAGGTAGGTCAAGAATGGGTATTTTTTAAGTAATTCTGCGTAATCTGGTTCAACCATTTATTAATAAATACATAATAATGCAAATCTACGCTTATTTATATCCTAATTTAGTTCAG